CACAGACACACCCAATTGCACACCAATTATAATAACATTTAAATAAGCTTAAACTTTATTTAAAAACAATTACAACACGACATTATTATAAACGGGATGAAAGATGGAATTTGTGCTCTCAAATGCTGTTTTAGAACAATTGTTGCAAATTCTGACATACGAAGAGTCCATTCTGACCTCTGTGACTATCATCAAGTCATCGACCGAAGGTTGCATGATTTCGACACAGTTGAAGGATGGATCTGTCTTAGACCTGTGGATTTACGTCAAAGACATTCGTGTAGTTTATGTAAAAGATATTTCTATACGTTCTCGCTGTCAAAAACACGTACGATTGTCCCCAAACTCTGCCCTTATCCAACTTGTCCGCAGCCACCGGGTCGCAACCTCAACCTGCACTCCTCACCAGAAATTAATTATCGATCTGATAAATCTTTGCCCCTTCGCCCAAATACGAACCTCAATGCAATTCTATCCTCAAAGACACTGGAATCCTTGCCTGAGCCTGAAGCACCCACTACTCTCTTTCAGGACGTCCAAGACTTGCGCTACAAGTTTGACAACGCTGATGACCGTTCTGTTTCTTCAGAATCGGAAAAATCTGTCAGGACGTTAGAAGATGATGAAATCGACTACGCTTTGTCGTCGACCACCAAGAGAATAAAGGAAGCTAAATCGCTTGTTAAAGTGCCACAATTCATAAAGTACACCTGTCCTTATGCCACTGCTTTGGACCAGTCACCGTACTATAGGCGCAAAGGCATCCACTTCAAGGAACAAGGGTTTTTTAAACCCCATGCTGATCTTGCATTTGATCGTTTGGTCGCAGAAGCTAGCAATCTGAACTACGCTTATTCGGTATTTCAGGATAATTTCACCATGGTTGATGTAGGTGGTTCCCCCAATAGATGGGATCTACACTCTCAATTATTTGAGAAGATCGTCTATCTTTGTCCAACATTCGATGCTGCTGACGTTCTTAGGTCAACCAATCGAAAGGAATGTGATGAATACGTGGTTCTTGACTGCCCCCTGGAAAGATTCCGAACGCAGGAACCCCACTTCCTTAATTTCACTCAAAGTCTTTACTATATTGGTATAGAAGGACTTTTCAATTACATGGCTTCGAATAGGTCCTGTCAAATGGCCTTTGCCACCGTCCATATATTTGCAGATACTGAAAATGGTGACATCTTCGGTCAAGCAACTTACTCGAACATCGGTAATCATGTTCGAATGCATGTTAAAAATACCAATAAGGTTTATAACCATCCTTCATTGGCTGAACTGTTCAACAAAAATGGTTACACGGCGGAATTCGAAGGCAACGTTTACACTCTCGTCTGGGATTACTCTGACCACACGGAAGTTACTGCTATGTTCAGGTTCGTTCTGAAGATGGGCAACTATGCCATCAGTGAAGTTAGCGCTGTGACGCGCGACCAACACTTTGAAATACAGAATGTTCATGGATGCGGTTTGACTTTCTCCGTAAACGGTCGGAAGTTCAGGAAAATACCGGTCATTGAAACGTATATCTCGGAAAAAGCTCAGTTTATTGACCGTAACGTCACAAACTTAGCGACCGTTGTTAGAAGTATCTTAAGGGAAAAACCGACCCTTATAACGACTTATGGTTCTGAGAATGTGAAGGCTAATGCTGCTCACTTCTTTTACCAGACGGCCGATATGGATTCTAACCTCATAGTAAACCTCGCCGGTGAATACCGCTTCTCTGTATTCAGTCTCAATCGTTTGCTCCGAGACAAATTTTCATACAATATTGATCTTAAAAATTTGTATGAAATGTTCACTCACCCCCTCGCCCTTATCTTTTCTTTCCAAATCAAGATGCTTCTGATCATCGATTCGTATTATGGTGGAAACAAGCTGGCCTTGTTCATAAACGCTCTGCTGGTTCTACCAAAAATACTTCTCAACATAGTTCTCAAGGTTATTCGTTATCTTCAGGAAGCTGTTGGTGAATCGAACTGGCATGATATTTTCGGTAAGAAGCCTGTCCAAAAACAGAACTTTAATGCCCTTCAAGAAGAACCTGATGGTTCTTTCACTCTAATTTACATTCTAGTGAACATTTGTGGATTGTTGGCTCCTCTTTATTTGCTTTACATAGTGAATAGGAACTACTATCCCATTTACACGAAGTTTGTTAATGGAATAAAATCGGCTTGGCTTGTCAACAATTACTCCGAAATACCATCCACACATGAACCCACCTTCTCCACTGATTCTAACATGAAACGTTCTGATGCGGAATACTTGCACAGAAATGACCCTTCGATGAAGGAAGAGAAAGAAAAACCTTTATATCCTCTACTCGGCAATATTAACGGTTACACTCCTAACAATACCAGTGGCTCCACTCGTTCTACCGAAGCTGCTATTAAAATGCGTTGGATTGAACCCACACCTCATGAGAACAACAGTCAACAAATGTGGACTCAAACGCTTAACACAGTTGCGCAACTGGTTAAGAGCGTTGTTATTGAACCCCTTAATGAAATAACACCAACAATGTTTGACTCGTGGATTTCTCGCTTTACCGGACTCAAATTGAAAATGCTCAACAAAGCATTGGAAGAAGTAGGTCTCCTCAACAAGGCTGAAATTGATCATGCTGGGTGGAAAGCTTTCATCAAGAGGGAAAAACTCTATAAGACGATGGAAGATGAAATTAAACCACGTGGTATAGTTCATGCTCAACCTGTTTACAATGCTTTCTTTGGTCCATGGTTCTTCCATATGTACAAGAGATTCAAGAAGTTTATTGTTGATGCCAAATTGCCCATAACAATCGCCTCGGGAATCAATCGCTCTGAACTTTCAAAAATCTTTAATGAAGCCTACTCCAAAGGTTATGATAAGATTTATGAAAATGATTTCACGCAGTTTGAAAAAACTCATAGTTCCAGTGCTTACGGCTTGGAAGCTTTATTTTACTCCGCCGCAGGCATGCCCGCTTCTCTCATAAGGAACTATGTTAATTTGCATTCACGAACCAAAGCGAAGACTAATAAGTATAGCGCTTTTGACGTTGACTTTGCTCGCTTTTCTGGTGATCAAACTACTTCCCTCGGTAATTCTATGGTTAATGCTTTCGTGACATACGTTATCCTTCTTTTAATGGGCTTGAAACCTACAGACTTTCACCTTCTAATTTTAGGAGATGATCTTCTAATCCTTTCTCGCTGCAAGATTGATATCGCCAAAATGTCCTTATATTACAGTTATCATGGTTTTAAATCAAAACTCTTTGAACGTAATATATACAATGCAACATTCTTGTCAATGAATTTCATGAAATGCGAAGACGGCCTATACAGGGCGTTTCCAAAGATCGGTAAATTCATTTTGTCACGCTCTCACTGTACCTCTCACATGGCACAGAATAACCCCAACGCCGTTCTTAAATGCAACTTCCTCAGTGAACAGAACTATCTGAGAGGTCACCCTATACTTGGGCCTTTCGTTAACTCTGTACTGACGGGTTTAGTTGGTTGGAGAGTGCCCCTAACTATAGCCAATGAAATAACCGAAATGCTCAAATATCGGCTCATTCTGGCTGGGGACCGCGGTTACAATTCTGAAGTTGATATCAACTTCATGAATGAATATATGTTCGAAAATTATGGGATAGATAACAAAGGTTGGAAGGATGTTCAGTTCGACCTTAGGTTCTTGGGTTATGACCGCAATGGAATTGACTCACCTCATATCAAAACGATTTTTGATACTGAGGGACTTTGATCCTATAAACAATCAGCAATTATGCCTTATCAACATTGGAGTGAAGATGCCGAAGATATGGCTAGTCTTTCGTGGACGCCAATCAGGGAGATGATGCAATGTATCTCTAAGTGCCAATCGCTTAATTTCTCCATTGTAGCTCAAAGGCATGAAGCTTTGAACCTCATGACTCAAGTGGTTCACAGTGCCCCGTTCGATATCGACTCTCAGTTCCCGGAACACAAACTCTATGTTTGTCTGTCGCGAGGTGGCTGGCCCACGAAGTACACACAAGTAATCGAAGCCCTTAATTTCAAGGAAACCCAACTTGAAAAGAAAGAACAGTCCAAAATGAATGCCAAAGGTAATGACCCTCGAGCGGGTTTTTATTCCGGTGATGACGCTTTGCATGCTTATCACCAGGGGCTCACGTCAATGGTTAATGAAATCGCCAATCGCGATGAAGTATGGGGTCGCGGGTCTTTAACGACGCGTCTCGGCATAGTCTGGGCTGGATAGCTACGCTCGGGCCTTGACTTACACAACCTCATTGCTCAAACACCTACCCTACGTTTGCACCAGAACGAGTTGTATTTCTGTAGAGGTATGGAACAACGTTTCTTTTACCATCATTTACCTGGAAATTGTCCGGCAGTTCGCGTGCCTGACCTTTTTGATGACTATCAATTTCCTGGTGAAACCCTCTGGCTTTATGATGCTTATTTCGATGATTTGGGCGCACATATTCGAAC